ATCGTTTCGCTATGGCGACCTGTGTTTGCGTTAGCTTTACCTTTTTGGGTGCTACGCTCCGCGTTGCGGGTGCAACCACATTAGCCTGTTTTTTAGGCTTTTCAGCCTCTTCGGTCTCTGCAACTTCTTCCTCGAACTTATCTGGGAAGAGCTGCCGCATACGAGTATCAATAGCCTCGTAGTATTCGTCACTCTGCAAATCAACTCCTTGCTTGGCAAGTTTGTTGTGCAAGCCCAGTGCCAGACTTGTCATCTCGTCGTCTGTACCGAACCAAGTGTTCTTCTTTGCCCAATCCTGCGCCTTTGGATCTACAGTAGCAGTTTCAGGCTCTTCTTTAGTTTTTACCTCATCTGATCCTTCCTGTAAAGCAGGAATCTTCACGTTGTTTAACTTATCAGACTTAATCTTTGCCCCTGTTAAGCTTTCTTGTGCAGCAAGGATAGCGTCTGCGTCACCAGCCTCATACGCATCTTTGTATGCTTTTTTAGCTTGTGCAAGTTCAACTTCTGCTGTTTTCTTAGCCTGTTCAACAAGAGCTGTTTGGTTCTTATTAACACTACCTTTTAGTTTGCTGTTCTCTTCTTGTATAGATTTTACAAACCTCTCCAGCTCATCGCGCTCACGCATAGCAGCCTCTTTGGCTCGCCTCTCATCGTGGTATCCCTTACCAAGATGCTTTATACGTTGTTGAACTTGGTCCGAATACTTCTTAAGCTCTTCCTCAGTAATCTCTTCAGGCGGTGTGGAAGGCTTACGATTCCTATCAGCTTTCGGTGTATCATCGACAACTTCAACTTCAAGCTCATCTTTAGGAGCAGTCTCCTGGATTCCTTTATCGTCTGCTCCGTTTGATTTAGGTTCATCTTTTTCCTCTTTCTTTCCTGATAAATCAATTTCCACAGCACTAGAGTTTTCAATCTCTATGTCTGGTTTTTTTGTGTCCTCATCAGGAAATGCAAATTCTACTTTTTCAAATGCCATTTTTTACCTCTTATGCTCTCGTTATACCACGAGGATCTGCTACTACAGCCTCTATAGAATCATCGTTCATCAAACGATACTCTTTTCCAGCCACTTTAAATCGTGTTCCACTATTCGCCCGAAACATAACAAAGTCACCTTCCTTACACCATGCGCCATCAGGAAATCGCTCTTTGTCTTCATAAGCTCCTGCGCCCATATCGACCACAAGCCCCATGATAGACATTATGTAATCATGGTGCATCTCCTTGTCCGTCTTTAAAACGCTAGTGTCTGCGTAGGTCTTCTCTATTTCAGGTAGTGCTACCAACACTCTATACCCTACAGGTCTTGGTAGTTGTTGCTCTAGTTCGTCGTCCGTCAGTTGTACTACTTCAGTCATCGTCACCTTCCAGTTGTTGTTTCGCAAGGTCTTGAATATGTGTTATGCTGGACTTTAGACCTCGGATCAGTCCAACAACTTCCTTGTAACCTGCATAGTCTTTTGCCGACCCTGCTTCAAGGAAATCCTGTGCAGAGGCTATATCTGCCTCGATTTTACTCACTAGAACATCAAATATTGTTTTAGCCACTACGTGCCTTTCTGTAGTTTAGCGGTTTCAAGTATTGCGTCGGCTTCATCTTTTCTTGTCTTCCGCTCTTGTTCAGCCTGCTGTAGAGCGATATCTGCTTTATCTTTCTCAGCCTTACGTTGTACTTCTTGTGCTTTTATCTGTAACTCTGCCTGTTGCATCTGTACGATAGGATCTTGAGCTTTCTGCTGTGCTGCCTGTTGTGCTGCTTGCTGCATATTTTGTTGAGTTAGTTCTTTACCAGCATCAGCGACAAGTCTTGACAAGTTAACCTCTATCTCTTCAGGTAACTCTTCATTTGGTAACGGTAATTCTACCCCAAGCTTTGCCTCTATATCCTTTCTATACTTATACCCAAGATGCTCGGCTATATGTGCTTGTATACCTGCCATCATTTGTTTTGCCTGTGGGTTCTGCCCTATCATTTGTGCTATGACGGGATCTTGCATAAACGCCATGTGTGTAGCGATATGTGCGTCATGGTCTTGGTATATAAACGCTTTCATAGGCTTGCCCTGTAACACCGCCATGTTCTCACTTACAGGATCGACAGGTTTGAGATCATCTTTGGTCGGCACAAGTTTCTCTGCGTTCTTCACTCCAAGAACTTCTATCATCTGCCTATGTAACTGAGGCAGGTCATATATCTGCGGTGCAGTCTGTGACATTTGGAGGACAGCTTGATACTGCACCACACGTTGCGCCATCGTAGAGCTGTTCGGGTCTGATACAGGAATGACATCAATCATCATGTAGTCGGATTGTTTAGCTGATACATCACCTCTAGTCGGCACATACGTATACTCAGCAGGAGCATATTCAGACATTAACAGTTTTAACATCTTAAACTCTTGCTTCATGGCATAATGCACACGGGCCTGCACAGCTGCCATTGGTTTGAGTGTTCTTTCTAACAGAGCAAGGGTTGTACCCACAGGGGCATTCGCGGACATGTCCGATATGTTCATATCGCTCACAGCCCCTAATCTACGCCCTTCAGCGGTTATATCTTTTAATAATGCTAATAATACTTGACTTGGTTCTTTGTATGGTAGTGGCATTATGTTGTCACGTATACTGCCCGATGGTACGTCCACATCTCTAAAGGACCCAGGTTCTATCGGTGTATCGTCCCCCTTGATACGCAAACCTCTTGACTTCAACCCCCCTGGGAGGTTTGCCAAAGTACCTGCATCTACAAGCTGACGTATGATAGATGTGCCTGCCTGTGCATAGCCACCTATGATATGTATCAATCCAAGACCGTAGAACCCAAAGCCTGGGGTATATACATAATGCACAAAGTGCTGTCTTTTCAACATTAAAGCGTCATCAGGGTTCCAGTTTCTTCGTATCGCTAATACTCTGTACGACCCACGCTCTATAGATACTATGTATGGCTTGGCTATGCCATCATCAGAATCATCGACCCCATCTATAATTATATCCGCATGTACCTCGTATATACTATAACGATTGTCATTTGTGAGAGAATACCCGCCCTCTTCTGCTTTACGCTCTTCTATATCACTGTGGTATGCCTGTGGCTCACCAAGGTCTACATCCACGTAGAACCCGCTAGCCTGTAGCTTCTTTAGCTCGTTCTTCGTCTTACGCATGACATGAGTTACACGTTCTGCTGTTTCTATATGCGATGCTCCATAGGGTACGATCACATCTTCTGCGGGTACAAACACCGCTACCTGTCGCCCCATGTTCGGATCGTAGTATACTTTCTTAAACCCAGATCCTGCCAGACCAAGGTTATACAACAGACGCTCATGCTCTGATCTATACTCTACCATGTTCTCTGTTAGCTGGTAGTTCATGTCCGCTTTCACTCGATTAGCTGCTTCTAGCTTCTCACGGGTCTCTTCACCCAGTATCTTTGTTTTTACAGGTCCCTGTGCAGGAAACGTCTCACCCATTGTTTCTGCCTGGAAGCGTATGGCTGCTTCTGCTAACACGTTAGAGTATACGCCACAAGCTCCTTCCCAGGGTTCGCTACGTTCCTCATACTTAAAACCCAATACGTCTAGACCACGAACAAAGGTGTCCGCCCATTCTTTACGGCTTTCTAGATCAGAGTCAATATTGCCTAATAATTCATCAGCCACAGAAGCGAGTTGGTCATCATTCATATTTTCTGCTATATTCTCATCGAACCCCCCTGTGCCGACTCCTTCAGCATCAGGGACTATAGTGATCTCCATACTACCATCGTCTAACGTGACCATGTCAGGGTTTACTATCTCAACTTCTAGTTGTCCTGTTTCCTCTTCCTCTACTCCTTTAGGAGCTTGGAATAGTCCTTTCTCTACAGCCATCAGTAATACCCGCCTCTCTTTTGTTTAAAGTAAACGACTTCTTCAGGTTCATCACTCGGCAGTCGTATAAACCCACCCTGTCTAAATCTCATCAACGCCATGACGGTGGAGTCAACCAAGTCATCGTGGCTCATAAACGGAAACCCTGCTATCTCTTCGATTAGCTCCTCTGCCCATCGTGTTTCGGGAACCCAACACAGACCTGATGACACAATGTCAGTCACGGAGTTAAGTCTAGCTAGCTTGTCACCAGATCCCCTGTGTGGTGTATATTCCTGTATAGGTATACCCATTCTCCTCATTTCTTGGTACAGCGCAGTTCCTGCACTCTTTTTCTCCACGATGAACGAGTCAGGCTCCCATTCTCTATATTCGTTCATAGCCAACTCTTTGAGTTCGGGAAACTCCAACCGTCGTTTTATGCTATTTAACAATATAATATTATAGTTGTCCACCTCTTCATTCAAAAACACACCCCACGTCGTTAAACCTGTGTAGTCCGCACGGTTGTGTGTCTCTGCGGCTGCGTCCAAAGACATGATGATATACTCACATATCGGTGGGTCTTCTTTCTTCCACATCTGCCACCACTCACGTTTGACCAACGCGGCTTCTTCTGCTGTCGGTTCCTGCTGGTACTGGGCGTTCCACTGGAACACAGGCATAGATGCTTTCGTTCTGAGTAGGGCTTCCATGTCAAAGAACTCAGGCCAGAGAGGTTTTTGCACTA